CATGCCAGGGGAGGACCCAAAGTATGGGAATTTCTCAGAATGAGTATAGCCGGCTTGGAACAAGGTAATTTCAGTCTTGTTCTGAATGTCGTGGAAAAAGCGAGTCACAAACTCGGCTTTTCCAGACGTCCTCCAGATCAAGCGCCACCTTCCTTCCTGCACGATTTCCTCTAGCACCTTGACTGGCAATTTGCTGAGTTTGTGGATTTCTGGCTTCACAGAGTTCTCCTCTGGGAGAATGTACCCATTGAAGAATAAGTCTCTGGGAGACATACTCACGACAAAATCGTGGTCGGATTTCAGTAGCAAGCAAACAGTGTAAAGACCACTTTCCAGGCACCTGCGCGAGGTAGCCCACTCCCCCTTGGTCTTAGTGTCCATGAGGGTGGACCAGCCAGCGTCCTTGACGGGGTCCATGGCCTTCAGGATGCCCTGAAGATATGTCTTGAAAGACATGTTCCAATCCCACCTCCCGGCGGGCAAGCCTTTGACACGCTCCATCAAATGTTGCGCGTCGTAGCCTCTCTTTCTTACCAACTTCTGCCGCAGTTGACTAATAAGACTGGATTTCTCTGCAGCGGGTCCTTCCGCCGGCCAATTGCCGCGGAGCTTCCCGTCCTTCGTGAGCAAATTGTATTTGCGTAGCTGGTCCATGATGCTCACGTTCTGGTAGATACCATCCTCATCATAAGCCTTGGACTTGTTCCTAGTCTTGTAAGGCACTTTCCCAATTGGCGTCATCACATCCTCGTCCACGGCGGTACCAAGGGGGTCCACACGGGCTTCCGGCTGTATGAGCCGTTGGAACAACACGCCATTGCGTGTGTGTCCATACAAAGTGGGTAAGTGGTTCTCACTAAATTCCAAGAATTCAAGCAAGGTCATGGTCTGAAGATTATCAAAAATGTGCTTCATGCCTGCATCCCAGGCCGTCAAAACGTCGTCTGAGACAGGAGTAGAGGGGACACAGGATTTCACGTCGTCCGTGTAATGACGGGGTGGCGGAATGTCCGTGTCAAGCACGTAGCTTTTGATAGTAAGTTCTTCAATAGGTGAAGACAGATCTCCAAAGCTTTCTGGCTTAATAACAATGTCAGGCTGGATTTTAAACCGAAGTCCGGGCGGCGGGGGCTGCTCCAGTCTTTGGCGGAAATCGCGCATCTCCTCAAGGTCCTTGTGAAACCCTTGGAGTTCGTGGGAAATATGAGAGCCATAGCCATGCGGTATAATACGACTTACAGGCTCCTGCTTAGCAGGCGGCACAATTTCTTCCACGCACTCTAGGAAATCATCAAGAACTTCCTCACACTCACCGCTGACACAGTCACCATAGATCTGATCTCGGATTTCCTCCTCAACCAGAGCCCATAGTTCCTCGTCCTCAGGTGTGGACTCAGGGTCGTACTCAGGTATGCGCTGAGATACTTTCCTGTACAGGAGAGCCTTTATTTGATTATTATTCTTTGTGACACGTCTCAGTTTACGGATAGCGCCTCGCCAAACATTTGGATCCACAGCTGCCTCGCCACGAATGGCATCGACAGCGTCCTTGATCGGAGGGAGATTAGGTGCGGGCAAGCCAAGCAAAGCCTCAGCTTCCTCCATCTTAATCGCCTCCGCCAAGTGTGAATCAAACGAGTTCTCAAAGGCTTGCGAATAGTAAGGCAAGGGCGACTGCCCAGAGTACTTCCGCATCAATTGAGCCACGACAGTGCCGGGGATCCCAAAGTTTGGAAATTCTTTACCTTCTACTTTCTCATGCCCGGCAATGTGAATCGCCAAGAGATAGCCGGTGGCATCAGACTCAATGGAGCCGCCACTTGTACCTTTACCGGCACTCAAACAGTGACAAGAAACTCCCTTCTGTGAAACCAAGAAGGCATCCTCTTTCAACCTACCACGCGTCACCCCTTCCATAGCCGCAATCTTATTGCTTACGCAATAGACTTTACCATGGGCACCGAAACTGGTTTCAGCCTCCAATGGCTTCATCCTCACTGACAACAGTGAAAAATTGAGGTCGCAACATGACATAAGCAAGTCAGAAACGTCTGGCTCGTATACACCAGGGTGCTTGGGGTTGGGCTCGCGTAAAGCGCAGGTCTCCCAGGCCTCACACGGATGCCTACCCGTCTTAGAAACGGCGAGGTAAGGCAATCGTACCATGTTAGGTCCTGAAATCTGCAGGTCCTTTACGGAGATGTCACGCAGTTGTTCGAAAGCATGTCGCGTATGCGTCAAACCATGTCCACTCGTGTGGAGTGGCGCTTTCCATAACTGATTGGTGCTGTGCTTAACCCATTTACCCGTCTCCGGCAACTGAATCCAAAAGTAGATAGTATTGCTAGGCGGGGGAGCTCTCTCAGCAGAGGAATTAGGTACAAAACTCTCAGGTTGTACGACGTTAGGTTGGTCATCACCCTTAATGGTAAACCAGCACTTTGTCATAACAGGAGTGATTTTCTTCTCACCGTTAATTACAACGTTTTGCATATCACACTCATACTTGATCATAGAGCTCACAATGGGAGCTGTGCCCAAAGTTGTGCCTTCTCC